ACAATTCTTTATACCAGATTCACACTCACATCAGCAACCATTTCTATAATACCAGAGTTCATAGAGAAAATTAAACTTTTAGGTCTTGAGGATTGCTTCAGTGTAACACAGGACAGTATCATAAATAACCTCACAGGAAGTAGTATTATTTTTAAAGGTATCAGAACATCATCAGGTGATCAAACTGCTAACCTGAAGTCTGTACAAGGTGTTACAGTGTGGGTAATGGATGAAGCAGAGGAGTTAATAGATGAAGAAATCTTTGATAAGATAAATTTATCTATTAGAAGTATTATGAGACCTAACAAAGTAATACTTATTCTTAATCCTGCCACAAAAGTACACTGGATATACAAAAGATTCTTTGAAGTACAAGGTATTACCCCAGGTTATAATGGTGTACAGGAAGACATTACTTACATACACACTTCTTACTTAGATAACATCAAGAACCTGAATGAGAGTTTTATATCTGAAGTAGAGTATATGAAGTTACATAATCTTCTGAAGTTCAATCATATCATCATGGGTGGATGGTTAGATACTGCAGAAGGAGTTATATTTACAAATTGGGAGTATGGTGAGTTTGATACTACACTTGAATATGGATATGGTGCAGATTTTGGATTTAAATCAGACCCTACCACTGTAATAAAGGTTGCAATTGACAAGAAGAAACAGATTATCTACCTCTCTGAGGAACTTTATAAACCTAACTTAACTACATCAGAGATATATGACCACATAAAAGATGCAGTAGGTAATAAGGAAATTATTGGTGATAATTCAGAACCACGCTTGATAGAAGAACTCAAGAGAAAAGGTATAAATATAAAACCTTGTGTGAAAGGTGCAGGAAGCATAGGTGAGGGAATAAAGATAATACAGGATTATAAACTTGTGGTAACACCTGATTCATACAATATTGCAAAAGAACTAAATAACTATTGCTGGTCAGATAGAAAATCTGATGCACCAATTGATATGTATAATCACTGCATTGATGCAGTGAGATATAGAGTATCACACCAATTAAAGAATCCAACAATATCAAAATATTACGTAAGATGATTATAACAATAAAACAATATTATACTATTCAGGAACTTCAGAAGAAGTATAAGGATGATGTTGATACATTAGGTATGGAAATAATTAAAGTATTTAAAGGAGAAGATTTGAGTAAAATATCTCTTGAAGAGTCTGAAGTTCTTCTTAATGATATAACTGCTCAACTCACTAATGTAAAGGAACTACCTCTTGTTCACAGATTTAAACAGGATGGAGTTTCTTTTGGTTTCATACCTAATTTAGAAGATATTAGTGTAGGTGAATTTATTGATTTAGATTCACTAATGAAGCAAGATCCTTTACAACTTGAACAAATTATGTCTGTATTATATAGACCTGTCAAAAAGTCATGGTTCAGTAAGTATTCTATAGAGGATTATACAGGAACTGATAAGTATAATAAGATATTTTTAAACACTGATTTCAGAATCATATTAGGTGCTATCTTTTTTTTTGCAATTTTAAAAGAGAGTTTGTTGAACCATTTGGATACTTATACTCCACAGATGAACACCTTGAAGAAGAAGATGGTGTAATGTTATCTGAGGAAGAAAGATTTAGTGAAGAATTTGGGTGGTATCCAATGTTATATGTTGCTGCTCATGAAGATTACACCAAGATTAATGAGGTAACAACCTCAAGAGCAGATGAGTTCTTAACCTTTGTGAACTTTTACAAGAGAAAAACAACTCTTGATATAAAAAGAATGAAAAATAATAAATAGATATAGCTATGCAAGCATTTTATAGAATAACACAGAGGATAAAAGATATCCTGACAGCAGACCCTGATGTTAACACAGTATTTTTTGGTGTGGATAACTACAGAGACCTGTATAAGAAAGCAATTTATCCTGTTGCACATATAAATCCTGTGGGTAGTAACTTCAGTTCTTCACAGCAAAATGTTGTAACTCTTGAGATATCTGTTTTAGACCAGAGAGACTTATCCAAGAACTCTAATATTGAGAGCAAGTGGTTATCCAATGATAACCAGATAGATACTCTCAATACTGCACATGCTGTACTTAACAGACTTATGGCAACACTGAGATACACATATAATGATGGTATAGAAATATTATCTTCTACAGATGCTGTACCTGTAATATTCAGAGAGTTAGACTTAGTTGATGGATGGTTAATGACTGTAACTCTTGCAATACCTAATACTATAGATGTTTGTATAGAACCAGGAGTTGAACCACCACTGCCACCAGCTGTTCTTACTTACCAGTTCTCAAATATACCAGGAGATAGTCCAACAGAAGCATGTAATGATACTATTGCAGCACAGTTATACTCTATAGGTACATTATCTGTAACTACTGTATTATATGCTGATATAGACTTATCCACTCCTTTCCCAGGTGGTAATAAGTGGTATAGATCAGGTAGCAGTACATATAGAATAGATGCTGATGGTGTTATCAGAGAAGTAGCAGAGTGTTTAGAATACTATATTACTTTCACAGTAGCAGATATGGCAGTCCTTAAAACCAAAATGGGTATCACTGATGAAACAGTAGTTGCACAGTGGAATACTGCATTTAATACATATTATGGTGCTAACACATTTGCTGCATTCACTAAAGTATCTATAGTAGGTAACATGGTTACTTTATATGGTGGATTAGATGTTATACAAGTAATACCTCTTAACTTTGTAGGTATAAACTCTTTTGATACAACTGCTCCACTGCCAGCACTCAAACAATTAAACCTTGCAGATAATAATATAGTTACTTTTGATCCTTCTGTACAGATAACATCTGCTGTTATGCAGCAGTTATTGCTACAGAATAATAATATTGTAACTTTTAACCCTACACTTCCATTACCTAATCATACTACTGTCATTAATTTACGTGGTAATGAGATAGTAACTTTCAATCCTACACTACCTTTACCTACAGGTTTAAGTTCTTTAGTGTTGAGTTTCAACCACATAGTTACTTTTGACCCTACTATTCCTTTACCAATCAATCTACAGATACTTGTATTAAGTAGTAATCCTATAGTAGTATTCAATCCTACATTACAGTTACCTACTCCACTATCATTCTTGGAGTTAGACACTTGTTTGATAGTAAGTTTTGATCCTACACTTACATTTCCTACTTTAACCTCTATAAGTCTTGCAAATAATCCACTGACTTTCTTCAATGTGAACTTAATATCACTTGATGCACAGTTTTTATTATTTGATAATGATGCATTACCTCAATCTATAGTAGATGCTATACTTGCAAAAGCTGTTGCACTATCAATGGGTACAGCAGATAGAATAAGATTACAAGGAGGTACTAACTCTTGTCCTTCACCTGCTGGTGAAGCAAATAAAGCAACTCTTATAGCAGCTGGTGCAGATGTGAATACTAATGCATGTGGTCCAACTACCTGTCCATTAGGATATGAATATCAGGTAGATATGCACAACTGTGATTGTAGTTTCATAGGTTCAGCTTCTATAACAAATCAGAATGCTCTAACACTTTCTTCTTGGTATTATGATGCTGTAACAGACAGAAAGATAACAATACAAGGATTAGTTGGATGTGCTTCTGGTTTTACAAGAACTATATTAGATAGTACTAAAGTAGGTAGCTGTGCAGAAGTAGTATGTCCTAGTACTTGTCCTACTGCTTATATATATGATGTAGAAGTTTACAATTGTGATTGTTCATTCAATGGAACAGGAAGCATAGCAAATACTGAAGCACTTGTTCCTGGAAACTGGTACTTTGATGATGTATTAGGTAAAAAATTACTCATAGTAGATTTCATTAACTGTAGTGATGTAACAGACAGAAATATTGCTGCTTCTTCAGGAGTAACTGATTGTGCAGATGTAGTGTGTTTAGCATTTGGTTATACTTTTGATATGTGGACTTGTGATTGTATAAATCTTGGTGGTGGTAACTTCTATAATCCTACTGCACTTACTGAAGGCAACTGGTTCTATAATCCTATAACACAAAATAAAATAGTTATCACAGGATTCATAGATATGTCTCCTACGCCTACACCAGGTGTAAATTACATTGATGCAAATGGTGTATTATCATGTGGAGAAGTTGTGTGTCCTTGTACAAGACCTACAGGTTTAAATCAAGCAAGTCTTGTTGTATCATTCCTTACTGATGTAGATAGTCTTTGTGGAGAGCAATTATTTAGTGTACAAAGTGCAGCTACTTTAGGCGATGCTTGTGCAATATGGAGTACTCTTAAAAACTGTGGATGTGATGTAGTACCTGATACTGTAAGTTCATATAACATAGAATATGATATTTTAGAACCAGGAGGTAAACTATATGCAGGATATGATATTCCAAACTGTGATATTATAGTTGGACCAGGAAGATATTTCTTCTGGGATACTACTATAAATACACCTCCAGAATTCCAATCTTACTTCTGTCCATTAGATACAGTAACTATTGTAACTGTAGGAGCAGATGGAATAATATCCACTGTAGAACCTTGCACTTGTGCAAGACCTTCAGGACTTGAACAGTCAATCATATTAGCAACATTCTCTGGTAGTTCTGGAAGTTATTGTGGTACTACACCAAATAATATTACAGGTGCTGCAGATTTAGAAGCAGCTTGTGACTTATGGACAAGATTTAAAGAATGTGGATGTGCTCCTAACTCTTTAACAGCAACAGGATATAGCAGAATAGAAGTTACTTCTGTTATACCAGGTGAGAGAGTGTATATAGGTCATGGTACTGGTGATTGCACAGTAGCAGACCCAGGATTCTATTTTCATGTGCCTATAACAGATCCTCTGAATATAGGTGCTACATTATGTGGAACAAATACTGTGAATATTATCACTGTAGGACTTAATGGAATAATAGATGCAGTAGATACTTGTATTTATGTATGTCAAAGACCTGTAGGTTTACAACAGAAATTATTCTTGGAATCATTTGGTACTGTGAGTGATAGTCCTTGTGGAATTACTAACAATCAGATTGATGATACCACAAGTTTTGCACAAGCATGTGCAATGTTTACTACATTTAGAACTTGTTTATGTCCTTATCCTTTAGGTGCATATACTTCATTACAGATAGAGTTTAATACTCTTGCAGTAGGACAGAAAGTATTCTTAGGATATGGACTTACTATGTGTGAGTTCTTTGTAGAACCAGGTAGATATTTCTTCTGGGATAGTAATGTTGATACAGAATTATCACTTAGAAACTACTTCTGTAACACTGCTACTATCAAAATAGTAACAATTGGTGCAGATGGTAGAATAACTAATATAACAGATTGTACTTATGGAGGTCCTGTAGATGAGTTTATAGAATTTACTACATCAAATATGACTAATCTTCTTACATTTCTTGAGATAACAAATGCAAATGATGTTGACCAATGGAATGCTGGTTTAGAAACTTGGTATCAGTATGTTATTGAACCAAGTGATCCACCTATAACAGGTGCATCTTTCACATATGTTGAAGTAGTAGGTAATAGAGTTAAGTTAGTGGGAGGATTAAATAATCTAAAAGTTATATACTTGGGAGGACTTAATTTACTTACTTTCACAACTAATAGTACACTACCTGTAATAGAAGATATACGTTTGAATGGTAATGCTTCACTTGTTGTAGATGTGAATATGTTTTCAGCATTTACAACATTACAGTGGCTTAATTTAGATAGTACAGGCATAACATCATTCAATCCAACAAGTGCTCTTCCTGCAAGTTTAAAGGATTTGAGATTAAGAAATAATGTATTAACTACATTCAATCCTACATTACCTTTACCAAGTGGATTGCAGTATCTTTATTTGACTAATACCTCAATAACAAGTTTTAATCCTACACAGGCATTACCTGCTTCTCTTATTGAGTTATATTTAGGTAATAATAATATAGTAACATTCAATCCTACTATACCTTTACCTTCTACTCTTAAAATTCTTGCTTTAAATAGTTGTGGAATAGTAACATTCAATCCTTCTGCAGGTGTTTTACCAGCAGGACTTACAAATTTAGTATTAGGAAATAATGCAATTGTAACCTTTAATCCTTCTGTTGCATTACCTTCAAGTTTAAACTACTTAGACTTGCAAAGTAATCAGATAGTGACATTTAATCCTACAATTGCTCTACCAGCATCACTGCGTACTTTATATATGCTTTATAATCCTTTGTCTGGTTTTGCTCCTACAGCAACTTTTCCTAACTTATCAATACTTGACTTATATTCTTGTCATATGGTAACATTTAATACTGCTTTATTACAAAGTAATATTCTTAATCTGCAGCTTGAAACTAATAATTTTACAGCAGCTACTGTAAATGCTGTTTTAGCAAAATGTGTAACATTACCTATTGCAACAGGAGGAGTAGTAAACTTAAGATTAAATGCAGCACCTACAGGTCAAGGAATAACAGATAAAAATACTCTTATAGCAAGAGGTGTAACAGTACAGACAGCATAATGGAAACTGCAGCAAGAACATCAAGTTTAAAAGACTTTCTGACCACATATGAGTCAGGACTGAAGGCAACTGCCCCTGTGAAAACAGGGAGGTTGCGTGACAGTATCTTGGTATTACCTGCTACACTTGCAGCAATATTTGAGATAAATGTAGATGCTGTATATTATGGTATTTATGCAAACAGAAAACATCATTTTGTAGAAAGAAATGATTTCAGAATAGAAGATTTTGCTACCAACTTTGCAGAAGCATTTTGGGAAGATTTTGCAAAAGATAACAAAGAACCTAAAAATTAATAATCATGACCAGAAATACAATCATAGTAACCTTTAATAGTGTGGATATATTGGAATATATAATATCATTCCAGTATTATGATGACCCTTCTATTGATAACACTTTAGTTAGTTTCAATGAGACTATAAAGTCCTTGAGAACACTACCTAATGAAGTAACACAAGGAGTAGATGTGAATGACCAGGCTGTTAAATTTGCAGAAGCTGTTACAATTGATTACCCAATATTGACAGCAAGTGTATCAGGTAATAAGGTGATTATTACTACTAACAATAGTAGTCCTATTATTAACAGACCTCCTAATTCAGAGAAGATAGAATACTATGTGAAAACAGGAAGCACTTTTATAAACAGGTTTGATGTTCTTACTAATAATCTTAATGGTTATGAAACAAAATTTGATATTGTTAATTCTGACCCTATAAATTACACAGATATATTAATGAAGTTCACTACTTTACCAATAGCAGATTATGATATACTTTTAGGTGCTAATGAAACAGAGACTGCTGCAAATATGGCAACTATGTTTAAGGGATATATTCCTCAGGTAGCACCTTTTGCAAGTAATTATCTTACTGTAACTAATACAGGTACTACAACTGATATTGCTATTGATTACTTACAGAAGGTTAAAGTAACTTTTGTATTCTCTGGAATTCCTGCAGAAGGAACAACTATAACTATTGATGTAAAGAGAAATTTTGAAACTGTTGCATTAGTAAGCAGAACAGCATCATCTACTATCAATGATGAAACTCATTTCAGAAATGGAAGTACTATTGCAGAGACTATACAAAATATTATAACTAACATAAGAGAGTTCACTGAATTTACTAATGTAGAATTTCTTTCTCTTGACAGTAATAAACTTGTTGCTATAATCACAGGAGTAATAGATGATATATGGAGTATTGACAGTGTGATAAATACCACAGGAGTAATAACTATAGATACTTTAGAAGACATTGAGGAATCAGATGTTATATCATTAATAGAAATATCACCTACAGCAGTATTAGCTGATGCACTTGTTATAAAAGTTAGAGGAAGTGAATTACTTATTGCAACTGAAACACAACCTTTTGATGTAACAGGTTTTAAAATATATAGTTGGTCTGGTAATTTTAACTTTCCACCTGCAGATCCTTATGTTGAAATACAAAAAGTAAAAGTGATTCCTTTTCAGGAGAACATATATCTTAACATAGCTCCTTACTTGAGAAGACAACTAAAAGGGGATATTGCACTTTTTTTACAGAGTCCTAATCAGAATAGAGCATATTTTTTAGGTACTAGTGAAGCAGTGTGGGTTAGAGTAGATACAGAAAATATTTTAGGTGAAGTTAATGTAGGTTTTCATCAGCAAATGTATCTTGCAACTGATGGATATACAGATGTGTTAGATTATCATACCAATCAGATAGGTCCTATATTAATTACAGGAACGCAGAGATACGTAGAAAGAAATAGTGTACAGGCAATATATTTTAAAGTATTACCTATAGATGCTATATATTATAAAACATCTGTAAATCCTTCTAATACTCTTATAACCTATACTGAAGATGCAAATTTAAGTAATGGATATATTATGGGATTATCTGTAAAGACAGATATTCCTGGTGCTGATTGGATAGAATATACATTCTTTGAAGGATTTCAAGAGTATCATATAAGATTTAATTTATATGAAGCATGTGATAAAGAATATCAACTTGTATTTAAAAACAGATATGGATATTTAGAAGGTTTTCCTGTTACTGGTAATGTTAAGAAAACAGTAAGATCAGAGGGAGCAAGATATCTTAGAAACATAGTTGATATAAATGGTAATTTTACTATTAATGACCATAATAAAAAAGAATATAATGTAACTGGAAATGATATTCTGACTCTTAATACAGATTTTCTTCCTGAGTATATGAATGCACCTCTTAAAGAATTGCAATTAACAGAGGAACTATGGATAGTAGATACATTAGGTAATGCACTTCCTGTGATTAAAGTTAATGATAGTATGTCATTTAAAACTGTGAAAGATGAAAGACTTATTCAATATACTATTCAGGTTGAATTAGCACATGAAACAATTAAAAATATAATGTAATGTTAGCAATATACGTAAAATATCCACCAGCAAGATCTTTAAATATAGATACTTCTGCAAATAATGGTAGTGGTCTTATAAGATTGGTAATACCAAATCATCAAATAAAAAATGGTGATACAGTGTATGTATATGCCATTACTGAACAACCACAAGTACACTATTATTATACTGTTACTGTAATTAATGCAAATACAATAGATTTAAATGACAGTGTGTGGATGCCTGATAATGTTCCTGGACCTCCTGATTCATTTGAAGGACTTGTGGATACTTTTGAAGGACACATTGGTCCTGTAGGTTTCAGAAAACTGGATTTATTCAAAGATGAACCTATGGAATTTATAAGTAAGGTGAGTGATATCACAAAACTTGATAAAGTGTATTCAGACTTCTCTAATTCATTTTCTGTACCTGCAACTGCAAATAATAATGAGATATTCAGATATTATTATAATGTAGATGTTACTCAGAAGTATTCATATAATCCAAATATCAAAGTAGAGTGTTATTTAGAGATTGACACAAGACCTTACAGATTTGCAGTATTGCAATTAGAAAGTGTAAGGTCTAAGAACAATAGAGTAGATAGTTATATAATAGGATTGTTCAGTAGTATAATTCAATTGACAGATGTATTTGGTGAAGATAAATTATCAGAACTTGACCATGCAAAATCTGTTGGAGAAGAAGAACCTAATGGTTTAAAAATGTATGATTATGATAATACATCTATTAATTTTTATTATAGTATATCTTACCAGGATTTTAATAGTGGTGCCACTCTTACTCCTATGATTAATTATTCAGATAAGAAGTGGTCAGTATCTGTAACACCTGATGTATTAGGTGATATAAATATAACTGACACTGCAACTCCTATAAAATCTGAAAATACAAGACCTTCTTTTAGACTCATAAGAATTATAGAAGCAATTGAGAAAAAATATAAGATTCAATTCTCAAGAGATTTCTTT